AACCTGACCATTGGTGACTACCAGACCACTGTGACCGTCATCAACCTTTCCGCTGCCGCGACACTGGCCGGAGTAGCCACGGCAGTGCAGACGGCAATTCAGGCCGTTGTTGCAGGTGGCGTGGACTGGACCGGCGCGACTGTGGCTTACGACGCCCTTTCCGGGACTTTCAACCTGACCGGAGGACAGACTGGCGACGCCGCAATCTCTGTTGACGTGGCAGCATCCGGTACGGACCTGTCCATGCTGTTGGGCTGGCGCAACGTCGGCACAGTTTACAGCCCCGGCAGTGACGCGGAAACGCCGCTTGAAGCGGTTGTCAGGGCCGAGAACATCACCGATTCCTTCGGCTCCTTGTCTTTCGGCCCTACCATCACGGAAGAGCAAGCCGTGGCCGTGGCGCAGTATGTGGCGTCCCTCAACGTCAAGTACCAGTTCTATGTCCCGGTCAACGCCAGCAACGTGGATTCGTTTTACGCTGCCATGCTGAACATCCCGTCAAACGGGCTGATCTTCAACGGCACTGCTGGCGAGTACAAGGAAGCCATTCCCGCCGCGATCATGGCCGCGACCAACTACCAGCGGCGCAACGCGACGGTCAACTACATGTATCGTCAGGTGGGCGGTTTCACTGCCGACGTGACGACCAACGCCGTGGCCGATGACTACGACACCAAGCGCGTCAGCTACTACGGCGAAACTGCCAGCGCTGGCCAGAAGATCGCGTTCTTTCAGCGGGCCTTCCTTCAGGGCACGGCCACCAGCCCCCTCGACATGAACGTCCACGCAAACGAGCAGTGGCTGAAAGCGTTCCTTGTCGCCAGACTCCTGTCCGTCCAGTTGAGCGTCGGCAAAATCCCGGCCAACAACGAAGGACGAGGAATCGTGCTGGCCATCGTCAACGAGGGTGTTACCCTCGGCAAATTCAACGGGACTATCATCCTCGGCAAGACCCTGACCACGGCCCAGCAGATCGCCGTCACCCAACTGACCGGCGACCCGGAAGCGTGGCGCGAAGTCCAGACCAACGGTTTCTGGGCTGATTGCCAGATCGTTGAGCGCACCGGCGAAAGCGGCGCGACTGAATACGTAGCACAGTACACCCTGGCGTACAGCAAGAACGACGTTGTGCGCAAAATCGAAGGTTCACACAACCTCGTATAAAGGACGGACATCATGAATGACATCTCTGCATCCGGTCTGTCTATCCAGATACTGGCCGACAAAACCTTCCCGAACGGCTTCACGTTCAACGAGTTTGCCGATGACGCCGACCCGTTTGATCTTCCGTCTCTGGAAATCGCGGCCACGGGCATGAACCTCAACGGCAGCCTTGTGACCTGGACCGCACCCCAGCCTATCGTGCCGACCATCAACGCCATTCCAGGCAGCGACGGCGAGCGCAACCTTGCCATTCTGTTTGAGGCTAACCGCTCGGCATCCGGCAAGACCGTGGCCCGTGACGTTATCACCATGGTGGCGACGTACCCGGATGGCTCCACCGTCACGCTGTCCAGTGGCAAGATGACTGCAGGTTTTCCTGGCAAGTCGGTCGCCAGCGCGGGCCGCATGAAATCGAAAGCGTACACCTTCGCCTTCGAGACGATCAGCCTCACCAACGCCTAAATATGACAGGGGGCTTCGGCCCCCTTTTTTGAAACACCGGAGACAACCATGGCCGAGCTTATCAAGCCCATCGAAATGCCCATCAAGAACCGCGACGGCGTGGAAAAGGTATTCATACTGTCCCGCCTCCCGGCCATTGCGGGGCGCGAAGTGCTGGCAAAGTACCCTGTGACGAATATCCCCAAGCTGGGCGAGTACAAGGCCAGCGAAGAGGCCATGAGGCTCATGATGAACCATGTGGCCGTGCCTCGTGATGAAGGCCAGCCCTTGAGACTGTCCACCGCCGCGCTGATAGACAACCACGTCGAGGACGGGGAACAGCTTCTTCGCATCGAGTGGGAGATGTTACGGTACAACACAAGTTTTTTCGGAGCCGCCGGGAAGTCCGGCTTCCTCGAACACATGGTCAAAACGTACCTTCCGTTGATTATGTCAACGTTGATGGAATGTCTGCCGCAATCGTTAGTGCGGGACTTGCAAGCTACGTCGAACTCAAAACTTGCATCGACCTCGAAGAAGCCCTGAATCTCTGGGAGATAGTCCAGGTAAACCGGTACAACGAGCATCTTGCAATCGAGCACAGCAAAAGGAACGCCAGACGATGAGCCTGCTAGAAGTCTTCACATTTGCCTTTGAGGGCGACACCGGGACGCTGGACAAGGACTTGAAGAAGTCAGACCAGAGCGCGGACCAGCTTGTTGACACGCTTAAAGACGTTGACCGGCAATCGGCTAAGACCGGAAGCGGGTTTTCAGGATTCGCAACCAAGGCGCTCGGAGCTTTGGCCGCTGCGGTCAGTGCCGGTGCTGTGATATCAGGCGTGATATCTCAGTCGCAGATGGTGGCGCAGATCGGGCAGACTGCCGAGACTTTAGGCGTGGCCGTCGAGGAACTTGACGCCTTTGGCCGAGCCGCTGTTGCCATGGGCGGAGATGCACAGGGGGCGCGTGATTCGCTGACCGACATGGCTGAATCCATAGGCGAGGCTTTGCAGGATATGGAGTCTCAACGGGCAAAGACGTTTGGCGGGCTGGGCGTATCCTTGCGCGATACCGAGGGCAACGCAATCAACGCCATGGAGGGCATCTTGCGGTTGTCCGACGCTGTGTCAGGCATGAGCCGGGAAGAAGCCATATTCCGCATCAAGGAGTTGGGCATCACTGACAACCGCACAGTCGAAATGGTGTTGAAGGGCCGCAAAGAGCTTGAGCGTATGCTCATGGTTCAAAAGGAAAGCGGAGGCATTACCAAAGAGCAAGCCGAACAGGCCATGAAGTTCAACGAAGCCATGAACACGCTAAAGGGCACGATCTCCGCGACTGGAACCGGGTTTATGTCCAGCCTTATCCCAGCCTTGACTGCCGGTGTTGAATGGCTGACCAAAATCGCGGCATGGGCCGGAGAGCATAAAGATTTCATTGTTGCGTTTTTCACGGCCATCGCCGCAGTTGTGACCACGCTTTACCTCCCGGCCATGATCAAGGCGGCGGTAGCGACCCTGGCAGCAACGTGGCCGCTGATAGCCATAGGCGCGGCTGTAGCTGCAGTGGCAGCGGCGTTTGCCCTGGCCTACGATGACATCATGAACTTTATCGACGGCAATGATTCATTCATCGGTCAAATCTTTGACAAGTACCCGATGATAAAAGATATCGTGTATGGCATTATGGACGCCTTCACCGCAATGGGCGCGGCAGTCGTGGCCGTGTGGGATGGCATAGTTGCAGCCATCCAAGCCGCGATTGATACCGTGGTCGGTGGGGTCAACGCAGTCAGCAACGTTGCCAAGGCCGTGGGCGGTTTTTTCGGATTCGGCGGCAGTGACGTTGAGGAGGGCCGCAGGGCCATAGCCGCAGCCGACGCCAGCCCGTTGAACAGCGTCACTAGCAATAGCATCAGTAACAGCGTGGCAAGCTCGAACCGTGAAACCAACGTCCAGGTGGGCGAGGTCATCGTGCAGACTCAGGCCACGGACGCGAACGGCATCAGCCGGGATATTGGCGGCTCGCTCAATGACCAGCTTGCCAGTCTCAACAACGAGTTTAGCACGGGGGTAGCGCGGTAATGGCAGTCAACACCAACGCTCAAGACGCTGTGGCTATCCTCAACTCGGAGACGTTTGAGGTGCTTTTCGCACGAGCTAACCCCATGCGCGTGACCGTGCGAGAGACAAGCAAGCTCACGACCTGGACAGTCGAGGACGGAACACAGCGCACTGACCATCGAGTCGTTGACGCCGTGGAGATTGACATACCGTTCATGCTGACCGAAGACACTCGCCAGCTTTTCGAGCAAATGCGGCAGGCGTACCTTGACGGGGCGTTGCTGATTGTCCAGACCAAGGCCCGCAGCTACCCGGATATGATGATCTACGAAATCCCGCACGAAGAGACACCTGACATGGGAGACAGCCTGCCTGTTGCCGTCAAGCTGCGGGAGATTCGTGTGGTGACGCCAGAGTTTGGAAAGCTCCCCCCACGCAAAGTTGTCAACCCGGCCCAGGCTGATACTGTGTCGAAGGGCCAGCAACAGACGACAGAAACTGACGCGCCAACCAACCGCAGGGCGTCAATACTTTATGGGCTGGCGAACTGATGAGAAACATTCCGCTTGAAAGCACGCCCAATCAAAGCCTGACCGTCAATCTTGACGGGAGGCGGTGGCTCCTTCGCATCAAGGAATGCCGTGGGGTAATGGCTTGTGACGTGTCCCTTGACGATGTACCAATACTCCAAGGCATCCGCATTTGCCCGGGCACGCCGATCATCCCATACGAGCATTTGCAGGGCAACGGTAACTTCCTGCTGCTGGTTGACCGCGAAGAACTGGCAGACTGGCGCCAATTCGGCATGAGTCAGTCGCTGATTTACGTTTCTCCGGGTGAGATATGACACTGGACCTCCGGCGAATCCGCATAGGTATTGAGATCAGCGGGCAGATAAATTTTTATGAAGGCTTGCGCGTCCGGGTTGCTGGCGTAAAATATGCCAGCCCTGTGCAGAACGAATGCACCGCCGTCATCTCCGGGTTGAGCCAGGAGACGCGAGATTACATCCTGACAGAAACAAGCCCATTCAACGATAACAGGACGCCAAAGCGGCTAATAGTGGACGTTGGGCGCGTGTCTTATGGCCTGTTCCGGCTGTTCATTGGCGACATCGTGAGCGCTGAGCCGAGTAGCCCACCAGACCTCGACCTGACCATCAAAGCGAAAACAGAAAGCGCACAGGCTGGCAACGTTATTTCCACTTCGGGCGGTCCGTCAACTCGGTTGTCTGCCCTGACTCAACGGGTGGCGTCTGACCTTGGCCTTGCGCCAATCTTTCAGGCTCAAGACAAAAACATTGCCAACTACACCCACACTGGAAGCGCATTGGCCCAGGTGCAAAGGCTGGCGTCTGCCGGATATGTCAATGCCTACATTGACGACAAGTCTTTGATTGTGAAGGACAACGACAATCCTTTGTCTGGTCGGTTGCGCATACTCAACAAAGACTCGGGCATGGTCGGCATCCCCAAGGGCGACGAAAGCGGAGTCAAGGTGCAATTCCTGATTGACCCTGATGCCGCGATTGGCGGTGCGTTGCGCATTGACAGCAAGCTCAATAAGTCGTTAAACGGAGATTACATTATTGAACAATTGGC